TTATTTATACAAGAAAAGGGGCATTTCTGCCCCAAATCTCTTTGCTTGAATAACCACAAACAAGCACTATTATTTATCAACCAATAATACTATCTCTCCACTCTTCACTCATATTCACCATAATCGCTTCTGCTGCTTCTTGAGTTTCAGCATATCCTTCATCAAGTAAGTGTGAGAGGATGATGTCGTAATAATCATAACTATCAGAAATACCAAGAGTAGAATCTTTTACTTCTTTACCTGCTCTTCTTCTTGCTTTATTACCAGAACCAAAATCTTCTGGTTTTTGTCTTTTACGAGCACTAAGTTTTCTGAGGGTTTCAACATCTCTTAGTTTTCTATCAAGCAAATCAGATGCTTTTTGTTTGCGAGCACCAGTAAGTTCTTCATCAACCTGATGAACTTGATGATATGCTTCTTGAAGACTACGAAAATCTTGTGCGTCCATTTTTATGAATACTTTTTAAGTATTTAGAATAATACTTCTTACAAAAAAGGCGGGTGTAAAACCCGCACTTTTTTATTCGGTTTCTTGCCCTTTACCTTTCTTGCCGATATTATACTTTTGCTCTAAAATCCAGTCTCCCTTATCTTTGTAGGCAAGAACTTTAATTTGATTAAGTGGTGCAATATCAGCAACACTATCTTCTTTAACGACGGTAATTAGTCCCCAATCAGCAAGCAAACGAACAATGCGATTACGTCTTTGAACATCATTCACAGTAAGATTTGCGTGTTTGCCATCCAAAGCAAACAATTCTTTAAAGTGAACAATATAATATCTACCTTGCTTATGTAGAATATGACAAGATTGATAAAGTTTTTTCTCTTTTCTTGATGCAACTCCGATGCGGGTTAAAGTCTCACGGACTTTCAAAAAGTCATCAGGTTCATTAAGAATTACTTCCACCATTTGATCTTGAGACCAATTAACAGTGGGTTCTACCGTAGTAGTCATTTTTTTCCTCCAATGTCAAGTCGTTGTTTAATGAATTTAATTTGTTCTTTTGTTAAGATTTTCAGAGCTTGTGATGCTTTTTCATTACTATATCCATAGTATTGCTTTATACATTCTAAGTCTGTGACTTTATCCTTTCGGAGCCAGGGAGAAAATCTCTTCCGTTTCCTTAGACTATTTAGATAAAATGAATATTGCATATCTTTTTCAAGATAATGTGACATATTCATTTCATTTACATACATTATGCAATCAATGTGCGCAGATAAACACCGATTAATAATATATGGAGGATAATCTTGAATATTTTCTGATAAATTTTCTTTTGTAAAGTTAATAGAGTTTAACCAATCTTTAAGTTCAGGCATAAAGAGCAACCTCCAAAGGATTGGTTTTTTCTGTTGGATAATTCGTGACCAAGAGTTCTGTTTTTACATTTTCATCAGTTCCCCTTTCCCCCCTATGTGCCATAGAATAACGCAGTTTCCACTCACGAAGATAATAATCTTTATACAGTTCCAGAAGTCTATCATTGACATTATACGTAATCATAAATTTATGCTGGCACTTATAAACATTTTGAGCAAAAAGTTCGTGATCAAATGATTTGTGCATCTCTCTATCCTTTCCATAAAGAAAATCTTTAATATCATAAGGTGGATCTAAAAATACAAAGACATCTTCTCCTGGAGCATTCATTACTTCTGAGTAATCAATATTTGTAATCTTCCAATTCTTCATAAGTTTTGAATATTCTTTCAGTTTCTCAATACCAACAAAAGAAAAATTAGAACGAGATGCAGTTGGAGAAAACGTACTGTTTTCAGTCAGTCCAGAAAAACTACATTTATTCAGAATAAAAAAACTTACTGCTCTCTCAAGACCCTCTTGAGTATTAATATCTACACGAAGTTTATCAAATAATTCTCTATGTGCTGCATCTTTCTCATCCTGAGTTCCAAAGTCAGATACTTTGGTCTTAATCTCTTTCAGTTGTTCAGATAGTTCATCTCCATTATCACGAAGTTGAATCCAAAAATTGTAAAGAGGAACGTACAAGTCATTAATCCAAACGGGAACATCTGGATATGCCTGAGTTGTATAAAATGCAACAGATCCACCACCAATAAAAGGTTCTCGGTATTCTTTAAAAGTTTCAGGATACCAAGGTGCAAGAGTTTTAGTTGCTTTAGATTTCCCACCAGGATAACGGAGACAAGTTTTCAACGGGAAAGTTTTTATACTCATTTAAACTCAACCTCACACATAATTTCAGTCAATGCCGCCAAAAGATTAATTTCTTGATCCGCAACAAAGGCAATCTGATATTGATACTTAGCAATAATAAGAACAGCAGCAGGAATAGAACCTGGAACAACTGAGTCGTAAAGTGCATCATAAACCCTACGAAGAATAACACCACTGTCATTATCAAGATTGGATACAACCCATTTACGTACTTCAGTGAAGTTCTTTTCCTTAAGATTCTTAAGAAGTTCATTTACAGAGATGTCTGAGAAAGATGCAAGAATTCCCGAGTCAATTTTTCCTCCCGCAGAATATCTTTGACACTCATTGAGGACTCTACGGAAGTCTGGGAAGTGTTTCGATACCAACTCCGCAAGAACTTTTGGATCATACTCAATCTTTTCCTGATCCAAAATCGTTTGGAGTCTCTTAAAGAATGCTCCTGCAAGTTGTGCCTTTTGTTTTCCTTTGATAGTAAAGTCAATGACTGCACATCGAGAATGGAGAGGTTCGATAATTTTGTTTTTATAGTTGCAGGTAAAGATGAATCGGCAGTTGTTATAAAATGCCTCAATATTTGCCCGTAGAAGGAGTTGAACGTCGTTCCCCGTGTTATCAGCCTCATCGATGATGATGACTTTGTGTTTAGAAGATCCCGTAAGTGAAACGGTCGAAGCAAAGTTTTTTGCCTGGTTCCGTACAGTATCCAAGAAACGTCCTTCGTCGGATCCATTGATGACATAAAAATCTGCCCCCAGTTCATTACATAGTGCCTTTGCAATAGTTGTTTTACCAATACCAGGAGGTCCAGCAAGAAGAAGATTTGGGATCTCTCCTTTCTCAACGAACTCCTTAAATGTTTTTTTAGTTTCATCGGGAAGAATACAATCATCAATCACTTGAGGACGATATTTTTCCACAAAAAGAAAATCACTTGCCATAATTTAGACCCAAGAAGGTTTGCGTTCTGGCATACGAAGATAGTTAGATGCTACCCAAGATTTGGATGCAATGTATCTTTTATATGCCTCAAAGGTATCAATAGTATTGTCATATTTCCATTCATCGGGCATAGCACGAGCAAATGGAGTTACATTTGTTAATTTTCCTTTTGGAAACAAATAGTATGCCTCCAAAAGAGTATTATAGCACGAATGAGTTTTACCGTAACGGACGGAATATTCATCACAAAGATTCATTCCCCACTTAATCAACCAATAAGCATTGTCGATTGTTTTTGCTGCCCACTGAGTACAAGGATGATTACGAAAAGCACCTTTTTCAGTTGCATACGGATTGCCATCTGCTTTGTGAACTGGGCCATAATTGTGATACCACTTGGATGCTACGATGGATAACATCTGGCAACACTCAAGTGGCATTTTAACTATGTGTTTGTCAGGAAGACAGATAGCACTTTCGGCAGGAAATTGATTTGTGACGAAAATATTCATTCAAATGTTGAATCAGGTTCCAGAGCAATATAATAGCAGAGATCGTGGTTCTTAGAAGTGAATCGTGACAAAAGTTTTTGCGACACAACGACTTCATAGGTTCCAGGAAGAATCTTAATATTTTCTACCTTGAAGTTGAAGACAAACACAGAATTCGTTTCACCAACAACAATCGAAAAGTCGTTTGATGTGTCGTTCTTTTTGTCACGAACAACCAGTTTCACAACACCTGCTTCACCAACGGCAGAGACATCTGGAAGTTGATAAACTGCAGCAGCTTTCAAAAGTTTATCCAGTTGCTCAGTACTCAACTCAAAACAAACATCTTCACTGGGAAGATTGATTGCTTTGTCAGGAGGAGTAATGATAACGTTAGGATCAGCAAAGAAATACTTAGAACGAGACTTTCCTTCTTTGATGACCACATATCCATCATTAGCAAAATCAAGTTCTGGTGTTTTATGCAGATTCAATCCGTTAAGAAATTGGTTCAAATCATAGATACCAAAGTCTTTAGAAAACTCCTCTGTAATTGTTGCTTCTGCAAGAATATTCTTCATCACACTGATAGTGCGAAGTTTATTTCCCTGTTTAAAAAGAATGGATTGATTAATTGAAGAGAAGTTTTTTAGAACAGAGAGAGTCTTATCAGAAAGTTTCATAGTTTGATTTCGCAGTTTCATTATTAAATCCAGCAAAGTTATAAAGAAGAATTCCGTAATGAATAATCTTTAATGCATCAAGTTTAGACATTCCGTCTTTTTTACCAAAACGAGAAGAATATTTGATGAGATTATCTCGGCAAAAGGGAACACCATCACCAATTGCATCAATAATATCAAGAACTTGAACTTTTGAATTCTCCGATGCATAGTGAGAATTATAAGTGCTCTTGATGTAATCTTCGACTGCCTTTAGTGTTTTATTTTCACCAAATTTCCAAAAGTTGTTATCTGATACCTTAACACTAAGGGCAGGAGAAGTATTAAATGAAATATGATCTTCTCCAAGACCGCCAAGAAGATGAGAACCCGTAAAAACAATACTGTCTGACGAATAATAAGGATTTCCAGTCAAACTAATACCATCATTTTCCCAAAAGTCTTGATTGGGAATTGTACTTTCATAAGTGCTTTCAAAATTTTCGGACATAGATTTCATAGTAAAAAACAAAAAGAGGAGGCACGTTTACCTCAGTATATTCTATCAGAATACTTCGTCAGATGCAAATGCTTCTGCAACTTTTGCTTCTGTGGAATCTGTGGGCATTTGGAAGTCAGCATCTACTTTATCATAGAGTTCAAGAAATGCTTGCTTGGTTTCTTCATCAAAACGGTTCACACACACTTGGATTGCCTTTGCCTTATCTTGAAAGATGCTGTATGCACGGATGATATGGACCAGACGACGGGTGCTGATGATTTCCTCAATACCACCATCGTAGAAGGTTTTGCGGATGATATCTGCCCAATCAACCAACCGCTTGCAGAAGTCACGGTCTTCCACACCAAGATCCAGAGCAATACCTTCAAGAATTTTTTGTTCAACAGAAGGAGCAGGATAGGATTGTTCAAAGGTTACGGGAAACCTTTCAAGGAATGCTTCGTTGAGCACATTGGTGCCAATAAAACGACCGTCGTCCGAACCCTTACCTTTGGTGTTTGCAGTAGCAATAACGTTAAAACCAGCAGCAGGTTTTACAAAACGACCGATCTTCTTTAGGAAGACACCTTTACCTTCCAAAACAGATTGCAGACACAGAATCTTGTTAGAAGCAAGGTCAATTTCATCCAACAGCAAAATTGCACCACGCTCAAGGGATTCAATAACTGGACCGTTATGCCAAGCAGTTTCACCATTCACAAGGCGGAAACCACCAATCAGGTCATCCTCGTCAGTCTCAATCGTAATATTAACACGAATCAATTCACGATTAAGTTGAGCACACGCTTGCTCAACACTGAACGTTTTACCATTACCCGAAAGACCCGTAATGAACGTAGGATAAAAAAGACGGGACTGAATAATCTTTTTAATATCATTAAAGTTACCAAACTTGACAAAGGTATCATCTTTTTCAGGAATGAGTGTTTGTTCTACAGCAGGAATCACAGCAGGAGCTTGAAAAGTACGTTCGATTTCTTCAACTTTTTGTTGAGTGACTTCAAGATTCCACTTTCCACGACCAACTTTAAATGGTTCAAGACGCTTCGTTACAGTTTGATACGAAACATTTTTAGAAGCACAATACCCACGAACATCGGCAGCAATAAACTCAGTACCAAAGGTGTTTTTAAGATCGTTAAGGATTTGATCGTCGGTCATTTGAGTGCGAGGCATAATCAGGTTGTTTGTTTCAACTGAAGTCATTATAAAACAAAAAAGGGGTCACCAAGACCCCCCGTGGTCAGTTTGCCAATTGGTTCCTGAGTTTCTCAAGATACTCAGTGCTGCCAATATGTCCTTTATATCCAGGATAATATTTTTCTACCATAGCAGAAATACCCATTGCAGTAATAACACTATCACATTTTACCCAAACTTCTTTGGTATCATACTTAACTACGTGTTCGAGTGGGAATTTGGATTTCATTTTAAGGTTCGACTGTAAATGTTTTGTTTTTAACTTTGGTATCAAACTCACCAGTTCTACCTGGTTTCATACTACCTATTTTAACATTCTTTCCCTGTCCAGGCCAAGATGTTTTAGAAGTCCCTTTGAGAGTAGAACTTCCACTGGGTTTACGTTGAATCAGAACAGAATCCTGATTATACTTTTTACCAAGTTTTTCAATTGCCTTTTTAAACTTTCTTTTACCTTTTTTTCCAGGAGTGATAATGTGAGATTTCTCTCCTACTTTTTTCTCCTGAGGAGTTCCTGGATTTTCGGTATATCTACCAGCAACTTTAGTAGGCCCAGGAAGTCCAGCACCTCTTACATCTTTTTCAAGTTGCCTTGAACGTGCTTTATTTTCTGCTTTAGATTTATCTCCTCTTTGAGCAGACATAATTGCCATTCCACCTTTTTGAGATTTTCTCATCACACGAGTAAGAGAGGTTTCTTGAATAGAATGGCACTCTACCACAAATTCCTTAAAGGTTTTCATATGAGCAGATACTTTTTAGGTATTTAGACAACAAGAGAAATAAACTCCCCAAGAACTTTTTTATTCAATTTTTTAGTTTTTAGAGATTTAACAAAAGCAGATTTGATTTGTGATTTAGTAGCATCATCAGCAACATCAAACTCTGCATCTTGAGAAAGTGCAGAAGAAGAGAGTCCAAAATAAGCATCATAACCAGAGTTAGTGATAGTGAAACTTTTTAGTTTTTTCCAATCATTTTGAATCACTTCATATTGTTTATCACCTTGATTATGATAAAGACTAATGAAACGATTTGCGTTACGTCCCTCAATAACACGAATTCCAATAAAGTTTACAGATGGAAACTTATCTTTCAAGTTACGAAGGAGAACCTCAGTAAATTGATGATATCCATAATCAAACTTATAGGTGATTCCAAGTTTACGATCCCTAAGAAAAGTTTTATCTGGATTAATACCACGAGTGCCAATGTAAGAATCAGAATCATATCCACGTTTGATTTCTACGTGATAGGGAGGATAATTTGCCTCACCATCAGTCAACACGATGCACTGAACTTTTTGAAGTTTATTTTCTTTTTGAAACTTAGGAAGAATTTGATGAAGACTCATTAATGCTTCATTCAAAGGAGTTCCAGAAAGAGCCAAACGATTTGAATATGTGTATTGAGCACGATAAGAATCTCCGAAACAAACGGCAAGACGCCAAACATTAAGCATTTGATGCTCCAACTCTTTACCAGAAACTTTACTGGTAAGAAGATTCATCAAAGCAAATGATTCTTCAACTTGAATCAATCCTTCCTTTGCTTCATAATGAGAAGTTCGATCAGCTGGACTATAAGTTTGAGTTTCGTAATCATATTCACCACGACGCCATTCATTTGTAAAAGCATAAACTTCAAAGGGAATCGCAACTTTTTTACAAAACCAAACAAGATTAAAAAGTTGTTTGCAAGTATCTTGAAGAACGTGAGACATAGATCCAGACCAATCAAGAATAAAGACAAGCCCGTGATTTTTACCATCAGGAATCACAGATACTTTCTTGAACAAATCTTCCGCATATTTGTAAGAATGAAGACGAGATGTATTAAGAACACCTGTGCGAGCAGTAGTAGCACGAGCATAAGAATCTGCTGCCTTACGACACTCAAACTCCTTCACCAGATAGTTGACTTCCTTCTGAGCAGATAGTTTAAACTTTTTATAATCCTCATCTGCATATTTAAAAAGATCTACACGATCCCAACCTCTTTCATCGCAAAGTTGATTATTTTTTTCTTGCTGATGATTAAAAGCAGAATCAATATCCTTATGAACATCTGCGTTTTTACCAATCACAGTCTCAAGATTGACTTGAGGAATCTCAACATAAACGTTTTCATATCCATCATGATTAATCAAGTCACGAAGTTTATTTTCCAAGGAATCTGCAGTAAGAACTTCAGGTTCTTTTTCATCATTGACAATATTTTGAACCTCATCACCTTGAGAAGTGCCACCGTAAGATTCATCGGGATTTGGTTGTGACTTATCACTCTCACCTTCTTCTTCTGAAGAGGAGTCATCGGTTTCTACTGGTTGATTAGTAGAAGATTGAGAATCACCTTGTTGCTCATGAGAATCAAAGTCAGGAACTTTTTGCTGTTGTTCCTTTTCTTCCTTACAATACTTATAAAGTTTTTCTGCAGCAACCAAAACATCAGCAAAAGTTTCAGTATCAGCAATTAGGTTTATAATTTCAATTTCTTTACCCTTCTGGATGGGAACATCAATATAGTTACCAACTTTAAACCACAAATTTGCACGATCGGCAAGATTGAATTTAGACAGATTTTCATCATTCAACTGAAAGAAATCTTGATCGTTCAATTCTTTGTATCCGTTGAAGAAGGTTTTTGCAAGTCCCATATACTTGCGTTTCATCAATTTTTCAATGCGAGCATCCTCAACTACATTTACAAATTGGGGAGGAATTTTTGCAGATTGAGTCCAGTCCTCATCTGGAGTAAAAAGCGCGTGTCCAACTTCGTGCCCAACAAGTAAATCGTATACAGTATTGCTTGCTTTCTCCCATAGAGGTAAAGTCAATACACGAGTATGAACATTAAAACAAGCAGTAGAAACTTTTTTATGCTCAACCACCAAATCTTCAGTGGCAAGCAACTTAGCAAGTTGAGATTTGATTTCGTGACGGACAGGCATTAGACTTCTTTCGTATGAACCCATAATACGAAGAAAGGTCGTCCTTTGGACGACCCATATGACGCTTTTTAAACTGGGCAAGTCGTGCTTTAGCTTGCCTCAGTGCTTGCGGTTTTAATTTTCGTTTCTGGGGTTTCCCAGAGTTGTGTTGCCAGTTTGGAGTGTTCATTGTTCTTTGGTGTATCAAGACACCATACGTGAAAAACCTTTGACTTTCTCAAAACGTAGGACAGATTCAAATTTGTCCTCTAATCCTGTTTTATGGGAAATAACAAAAATATTAGCATCTTTAATCACATAACGGATAATCTTAAGAAACTCTTCTGTTCCAAATCCATCAAGTGAGCTATCAAATACTTCATCCATAATGAGAAGATTTGTATTCACAGAATTTTTCATTCTCGCAACTTCTCTCCAAGTAAAAAGAAGTGATAAATCAATTCTCATTTTTTCACCTTCACTAAAGGAAGCATAAGAAAAATCTTCGTGAATCGGTGATTTGACTGTTTCATTAAACTCTTCATCAAGAGTGAAATTAATATAGAAGTCCATCATCTGCAAATAACGATTCACTTGTTGATTGATCAACGGAAGATACTTTTTGATAATCTTAGATTTTACTCCACTGTCTTTAAGCAAACTATAAGTAAAATCATAATAGTTAATTAAATCTTTTTTAGAAACAAGATCATCATAAGTGGATTTTAAACTGTCTTTGAATGTTTCTAATTTCTCATGTTCAGAATTTCTGTTTGCAAGGTTCTCGGTAAGAGTTTGAATTTCTGATTCAAGATTTTGGACTTGTCTTCGTAATCCATGAATCTTAATATTGTTTTGAGAAATGCCATTCGTTAGTTTTGAAATCTCCTTCGATAAATTATTGAATTGACGCTCTCGATTTTCTTCCTCTTTGATTGCTTCCTCTAGTTCTTGATAACCAGATTGCAACTCCTTTGCTTTATTTTGAGCGTCTTCAATCTTATTTATTCTGAAAGAGTCATCAATTTCTTGTGTGCAGGTAGGACACACCGTATTCTCAGTAAAAAATTTGTGTTCCTCACTAATTGTAGAAACCCTCTGTGATATCTTACCTTTAAGATTTACTAATTTACGAAGTTTCTCTGCATATCCAGTAATCTTATCTTGCTCATGAATATGTTCTCGGAGAGGTTTTTCTAAAGAAGAGTTTTCTTCCATATAATTACCAATCTCAGAATTTAAATTAGCAATTTTTTCTTTGTTGGCATTGATATTGGCATTTCCACGATTTTCAAGTTCTTCAATAAAGTTTTGTTGCATCTTAACTTTATCAAGAAAGGATTCCTTTTTAAGTTCCAAAACCTTAACATCTTCTCTAAGCAAACGGATTTTTTCTTTAATTAAAACATTCATAGAGGAAAATATTTTAATATCAAGCAAATCTTCAATCACTTCACGACGATGGGATGCTGAAAGTTGCATAAAAGGAACAAAAGTACTACTACCCAAAATTACAATTTGAGTGAAAGACTTATAGTTCATTTTAAGGACATTTTGCTCCAACCATTTTTGCTGATCTAATGCAGCGGCAGATTGATCCAGAGAAACACCATTTCTCCAGATTTCAAAAATAGCAGGTTTAATTCCTCTTACAACTTTCCATTCAACATTACCAACTGAAAATTCAACTTCAACCTTACAATCTTTTTCATTTACAGAGTTAACAAGTTGAGGTTTATTGATTCTACGAAAAGGTTTTCCAAACAAAGAAAAAGTAAGAGCATCAAGCACTGTGCTTTTTCCGGCACCATTTGTACCAATGATTAAGTTGGTAGAATTTTGAGTAAAATCAATTTCAGTAAAATGTTGCCCAGTAGAAAGAAAATTTTTCCACCGTATTGTTTTAAATAAAATCATAATCAGTTTCGGGAGGAATTACAATGTCATTTTCAGTAATTATAGTATACTGATACCCATAACTTTCACAAGTTTTTATGATAACTTCATCTTCAATTTCAATTACATGCATTTCAGGATATCCATCTTCCTCCAACATCATAGCATATCTCATTGCATCGTCTTCTTCTTCAAACAAATAAATTATTTGCTCACCATTATCGTCAGTTACAGAATAAGCACCTTCTTTTTCTTTACCCTCAATTGTTAGAATAAACATTATACTAACTCGCAAGCTTCTTGATAGATTTCTTGAATCATTTTTTGAATAATTGATTTATCAAGATTAATTTCTGCTTCCTCAACGTATCTGTTCAGAATAGACAAAGTATCTTCCGATTCAAATGCCTCAAAATCTTCAAGTTCCTGAACCGCAAAATTTTCAATAATTTTTAGTTCTGCAATATTGGAGGCATACAATTTATCAATAAATTTTTCAAACTTTTTAATGTCAGTTTTTTTACGAACGATAACTCTTACAATTTTATTTTCATACTCTCTTGTATCAAAAGTCTGATAATCCGTATCTTCATAATAAATGTTATAGAACAAACGATAAGGATTATTAATTGCAGTTTTTTCTAAAGTTTCCGTATCAAAAAGATGAAATCCTCTTTCGTCATTTACATCGTTCCAAAACATCTCATAGGGATTACCCAAGTAAAAAACAGTTCCATTGTCAGAACGAGTGTGATAATGTCCCGAAAAAACAAGTTTGAATTTATTAAATACTTTACTTTCTAATCCGTGCTCCATTACGAGTTGTTTATTAACTCTAAATCCTTGAAGTTCAAGGTGTCCCATCGCACATTTAGATAATGACTTTTGAATCATCTTGAGAGTATTCTCTTCATTTTCTTGGTTAATCCAAGGTATAAAAAGTGTTGGTAACTGACCCAGCATTACTTCAGTTGGTTCTGAATAAACTGTTACATTACTATACTCACGAAGCAACAAATCCACAGCATTTACTTCGTTAGTATTCTTATAGTAACTATCATGGTTACCAACAATTAAATGTAAATTGATACCTCTTTGCTTTATGGGATCAAAAATATTATCTTTAGCCCAAGATAGGGCAGAAAAATCAATACCTTTACGACTATCAAAAGCGTCTCCCATATGAACAATTGTTTTAATTCCTTTTTCATCTATTGTCGGAAAAAAAACATTATCATAAAACTTTTTAAAATAATCATGAAAAAGTTTAGAATTTTTACGAGCACCGTAATGAGTGTCTGTAATAATTGCAATTTGCATGGTTTTATATATTTGAATTCAAGTATACCACAGCAGATTGCAACAAGTCAACACTGTCATTAAAAAATCCTAAACCTTGATTACATTTATTGCACAATAATCCTCTTATCTTTCCTGTAGAATGATTATGGTCTACCGCCAATATTCTTCCCATCTCACTTTTTTCTGCACCACAAATAGCACATCCCCTATTTTGTTGCTCATACATTTTATCATATTCTTCACAAGACAAATTAAAATTTGCTTTCAATCTCCTTTTCTTATTATATAAATGTCTTTTTTCTGGATTATTTTTTGTCCATTCCTTTTCATATGTTCTTCTACATTCTAAATTAGAACAACAACCACTAACAGCATATCTTTGATGTCCACCACATCTTTTACATGGACGTTGAGAAATATAATGGGTTAGACCATTTTCTTTTGCTTCTTTTTGTGCATTAGTTTTGGACATTAATCACACGATAATCATACTGTTATTTATATTATCAATACCTTAATTTACTATGTACAGCATCCTTAATGCTATTGTAGTCGCTGTAGTTGGATCCGTCAAGGCTGTTATCGTCAAATACTTCAGAAAATCCAGACCTTTCAAGAATTTTGTTTTTGATTTCTAGCTGGCGCTTCTCTCTTTGAATACGACGAAGAAAAGCATAGTGAATAATTTGAGTGAAGTATGCAAAAGGATTTTGAGACTTCTCTGGATTGAAGTTATGAATGTACTGAACACAATTTTCAATACCATCAGAAATCATATCCTCCTTGAACATATAATTCACGAAGTTTGGT